CTTGATGAGACTGAGCGTGGATTTGAGGATGCTCTCGGAGTCGTATGCCTTGCCTACAACACTAAGCGAATGGTTGCCGGTGGAGGCTCTGCCTACATCGGTGCGGCACTCTACCTACGCTCCAAGGCCGCTACGGTGGACGGTCGTGAACAGATGGCCATTGAAGCATTCGCTGACGCACTGGAGTCAATCCCTGCGACCATCGCAGAGAACGCAGGTCATGACCCACTGGACAGTATCCTAACACTCAGGAACGAGCACAAGAGCGGGCACAAGGACTACGGCCCTGACATTGACAACGGTGGTGCCTGTAGCATGACCGAGCGCAATGTGTACGAACCGTTTGACTTGGTGAGACAGGCTATCCTGTCTGCCAGCGAAGTGACCGTCAGCATCCTACGCATTGACGACATCATTGGTAAGCGCACTGAGTGAATAGGCCCAAGGGCGTATAGTGTAGTTTGGATAACACTTCGGCCTTCTAAGCCGAAACCGGGGGTTCAAATCCTCCTACGCCCGTCCACCTTATTCGGCACAATCCTCAATTCACTTAAGTACAGAACGCCCTACGGATAGATACAGTCGTATTTTCGGTCGCCACTTCACTTAAGTGTAGAACGACATGCGATAAATTATGGAGAGAGATACCATGTATAGAATACCAGTTGGAGAAGAAGAATTGAAAAAATGGCCCGTTGAGGAACAGCAGAAGTTGGAACTATACGAATACGAGATTCTAATTGAAGCCGAAATGCAAATTGCAGAAGAAATGCCAGTGAACGGATTTGTTCGTGACAGTGGTGATGGCGAATACTGGCTTGATGGGTTCCGCACTGAATTAGGTACGCTATTCTTTAATGACGACCTCAACGACTTGGTTAATTCACTTGCCTGCTATCTCAGAGATGTTCAATTTGAATCCCGTGAATTGGTATTACAAGGACTTGCGTTTGCAAAATCAATCGTTGGCCAATGCAAGAAAAATACCAATCATTGGTTGTCGGGACTGTACAGTACCGGCGACCCAATCATCTCTCAGCCCGACGAATGAGATACTTGGACAGCCGACCACCGGTTTGCTTAGCGACAGGCTTGGCCTTGCGTTTGCGCTCACCCTTGAAGCCGAGTTGGCCGTGAAAGCGTAAGTAGTTGCAGAACGGACACTGGTGGACGACTGCCTTCTCACCGCTGATGTAACTGCCAGCGATGCAGAGAGGCAGAGCGATACGGTTGCAGTTCTCGCACTTTTGCTTGAACAGGTCTACGAATTGACTCATCAACTCACCGCGTGCAGGTCTACCTTGTGCCAGTTCGCACCATCGTAGATGAACTTGGCATACTGGTTGATGGCAACATCCACATTGATTTTGGTACTGGTACTGTGCCCACCGCTCGTTGAATCAAAGTGAAGCGTGTGAGACCCTGCCTTGTGGTAGATTTCAACAACATGGCCAGCGCCAAACGCACCGGTCGGGTTGATGGTACGGTTGTTGTCAGTGGTCACAATCCACACATTGGCTTGGTCAAAGGTGAAGGTGACATTTCCACTTGTCGTAACTGTCTCAAGGCGGTTTGGACCGAGGACATAGGTGTTGGTCACAGGCGTAGTGTTGAGATTTCTCGGCACTGACGCATAAATGGCACCATGCTTGGCACCTGCTACATCTTCCCTGTGCGTTTGCCAAATAGCACCGAATGTACTTCCGCTAAGGTCGCCGTCTTCCGGGCTGGCGAAAAAGCCGTCTACACTGGTCAGTGCATTTGAAGTGGCAACATCGCCAACAGAGCCCTTGGTCATGGGCGTCAAATACAATGGAGACGAACGAATGTAAGTTCGCCGGTCATGAATAGTCGGCGTTGTGCTGAGAGACGCAGTGACACTACCTGCTCCACCAGTCATAGCGTAGCGTAGCACACCGATGACGGTATGCTGGTGATTGGCATCCGTATTACCAGTGATGCTTGTACTTGAAAGAAAACGGTTGGGAATTAGAGGCGTACCGCTACTGGGTGCGGCTGGCGTTCCCATTTCGTACATCAAATGAGCCTCAGGTGTACTTCTACCGACGAGGTAGACAACAACAAAGACATCGCTGTTGCTACTGGGGACGCTCGGCAAATCGCCGCTGTGGTTTGCTCCACTCCCCGTCGTGCCCACGATAAACGACTCGCTTGCACCCGGTCCTCCTGCAAACTTGTAGAGTACACCGTCAAGTGTGCAGAATCCTCCGTAGACTTTGATTTCACCTTGGGATGAGCCAATCTCAATGAAACCGGGCGTGTTGGAAACAATGCTGTTTCTCAACGAATCGCCTCTTGCTCCGTCACCTAACCTCATAATACCGTTGCCGTGAAGGCCTTCGTAGAGGTTCGTCAGGCTGGGACTCGTAAGGCCGTCGCCATCTCTCAATCCTTGGGCATTGGTGCCCATTGCACTTGCGCTTGTGTGTCCTGCTTTTGGGTTCGTCATACTGTCACCTCAATAATGGCTGAAAATTGAAGTTCGTTGTTGCTTGTTTTTTGCACCGAGTTGTAGGTGTAGCGCATGAAGTCCGTAGTGTCGGTAGAATCGCTGGGGCTCTTGTACCTGATAACGACTTCCCTCAAAGGACGGGTAAATGAAGTGTCTAAAGCCAGTTTCGCTTCTACGATAAGCGTGCTGTCATCAATGACCCTCACAGTGGGCGTCACCACTACGGCAGGACTACCGATGCCTCCGTCCTCTTGCGTGGCTACTGTACCGTCAAAGCCGAAAACGACCTCGTTGATTCGTGCTTTTAGCGTGTCAATCAAAAATCTCGTCCCTTCGTTCAATAGCGGCATATCATCCTCTCCTATTCCCTAAGAAATAACTGTGTACGGCACCAATTTTCAGGTGGTTGTTGAGTGCTTCGGCTGAGTCGGACAACAAAAAGAGTTCGTCGTTGTTGGCTACTTTGTGCACGCTGGCTGATTTGATAACGACAGTGGTGGCCCCAATGGAAGCAAGGTGAATATGTCCCAGTTTGTTTCCATTGGCTGTGTAAACGGCTTGATTGTCGGTGGCGAAGACAGAAGAAGCCGAGGTGCCGTCTACGGTGAATGAAGTTGTTCCAATAGCATAACCACCACCGTTGTTGATAAGCACGCCTGTGCCTTGTAACTGTTGAGAGCCGTTGATAGTGTTCCGACGGGCCAATCCGATGGTGTAGCCGACGCCACGATTCATGTCCACACGCTCGGACAATTGCCAACTGACTCTCACCTTAAAACCAAAAGAAGTAGAGAACTCTTCTACAGCAAACTGCCTGTTACGCTCTTCGCTGGCGTCAGTGCTATTGCTGACATCAATCTCTTGGAAGCGTTGCAGAACATCTTCCAGCGTCACATCCACTGAGTTCACATGCAGTTCGCTGGTTTTGTCGTTGAGATTGATGCGACTGCCGAGGACGATGTAACGCTCATTGTCCGTTCTCGTTTGATACGACACCATGTCGCCGGGGTGCATGTGGCTGGCGGCAGTGACATCCACCAGTCTGCGACTACCCGTGGCGTTCTTCGCCATTTTGAGCATACGCTGTCCGATGGTCTTAGCACTCGCCTTGGTCACTGCGGTAGGTGCGTGGATGCCACCCGGTACCTCGTTGATACCGTTCTGCTGTCTACCAAAGTCGTCAACTTGTACAGCGTTGTTTTGGTTGTTGGCTCTCGCCTTACCACGCACGACGACACGATTTGGTGTGTTCTCACTCGCCTCTTCTATAGAACCGCCAAGCACTCTGTTCTCACCTACGAAGTGTTCACGCTCAATGTGATTCTGAGGGAAATAGCACACATTTCCAAAGCGGTCGGATTTGGGACTGTAGCCGTCATGCTTGGACAGATAACGCAGTGCTGTGTACGCTTCTACGCCTAAGAAGTCTTGAGCCAAGAAGGTCAGGCTGGGCGTGCGAGCCCGCACACCGTTGATGCTACTGGTGTTCGCTTTGGCGACACGGTGAGCCAAATCAGAAGTCCGCAAACCCACGCCAACTTTCTGAGCAAAATGGATGGTTTTGTCGGTGAAGCCAATGGACTTGAGATTGCGACCCTTGAGGTTCTCCAGCCTGAACCGTGTACCTTTAGTGGCGTCTTGGATTTGCGATACGACGAGGGCTTGGTCGTTGTTCTCAGCGCCCACCACCAGCGCAGGTAGCGTGCTGGTAGTGGTTACCTTGTCGCCGTCAAGGAACAGTGCACCTTCGTAGCGAACACTGTCCGACGGATTGTGAAGCAAACGAATGGTATCCTCCTCTTCAATCAGCCTGTAACGCTTCTCCGTGGTCGGCATAAAGTCCGATTGCGTAGGAGCGTTGACGACAAAGCCAGCGGCAGTCTTGGTGTACTCACCGTGTCGCACGGCGTTGTCAACGAACCGTGGTTTGCGGATAACCTTCATGACGGAATCCTGAGTGGCATCAAAACGACCCGTTGAGAGATTCTTGCCCAGTGTCATCATTGTCCACCTTCAAAATTAAGTTGTTGTTGGTTCGGGTCTGTCGGTTGTACAACTGGGTTAGGTTGCATGTATTGAGCCATTTGCTGATTATAGTCATCCATTCTTTGGTCGTATGTGGAAGACCATCGCATACCCCCTGAAGGTGCTTGAGGTCTAACTTCACCTCTTTGATTTACCATTGGGAATTGCATTGGCGCTTCATTTTGCATTTGCTGAGTCCTTCTAAATACACGATTTTGACTTTCGGCAGGATAAGCCATGTTTCTGTCTATGACGCTTTGCTGGTTTTCTCTTGCTTGCATTGTGTCTTGTAATATTTCATTTGACATTGGGACATTCGTTAAGAACTGTCTTGGTATATTGCCGCCATAATGTTGCGCCCCTTGGTAATCATCCGAGTTCTTCAAACCATGACTCGGCCCAATATAATTGGGGTGGTTTTGGTCAAATGCCGCCTGTCTAATCCCCACCAACTTGGGCCGTGATTGACCAGCAGGATTGTTTCTTGCATCGCCGCTCCTCATCGTTGCGTAAGTAGCCGCCTCCGAAGGATTGGTGGTTATATGTCTATAGTCAGGGTCAGTATTTTTCAATCCTGCTCCACCCATTATGTCCATGAAGTTATCACCTTTAGTGCCGTGA